GCCTGGTAACGCAGGAAAACGGATAGACGCGAAAACTGGTTCCCGAGCTGCTAGCATGCTCTGGATGCGGTGACTCCCCCCGAAAAAAGCGGAGCCGTCTAGATCGTTCACGGGTCAACATCTGTATTGGCAACCTATGAATGATGGTTGAGCTAACAATACAGATAAAATTTTTGTAAGTTCGGCGGGCGATATCCCGTCGATGGGGTGACGGAATAAGGGTGTTGTCATGGCTGGCCCTAACGTATACACGGCTCTCTAAGTTCCAAGGCTCAACTGAGTGGAGGACAACCTGGGTAGCGCCAGGCCGAAGGAGTGCTTTGCAGCAACGTGTAGTTGGAAGGTTATTGATTATAATGCAACTCATGACCCTTCCTTGCAGGTAGCATAGTCCTGCCCCCACCTTTTCTTTTCTCTCTTCAAAATAGGAGTGATATCAAATAATGGCAACCAGAGTTAAAAAGAAGATTAATGATCTAACTCAGCGTCAAGTCGATCTTCTAAAGGTATTGAAGCGCGCACCCAAAACGACAGCTACTGCTCATACTCAGCTGGAAAAGAAAAATGCATTTGTTACTAAGACAGCTGTTCGTGGATGTATGCGCACTTTAGAGAATCGTGATTTGGTTCGTGCGCGATCGAAGTTCGACAGCAAGTTGAAGCGTGATGTTATTCTCTGGGAGCTCACCGCTAAAGGTCGTAAAGCTTTGGAGAAAATCTGATGAAACTCAATCTCGGATTTATTCTCGATATTTTCTTTGTGTTGGTGATTATCTTCGGTTCGGTTTATATTTACACAGCACAAACATAAAGATCGGGGAATTCTAGTGATGCCCTTGTTAAACAAAAGAAGCTAGTGACAGGCGACGATAACCTGGATGAAAACGTCCTTTTAGATTGATGTGGCCCCGTGTCAATCTATTCGTAATGTACGGGGCAAAGTTTAGATTCACACTCAGTGGCTCGGACTTCTAATCCGGGCTCACTCATGAGACTGAGTGTGATGCTGCGCCGAAGTCACGACCTCGAAACGTGACACACAAGGGTCCTGGCGTAGATGGATGGGTGAGGGCGCTTCGTTAATCACCGCGATCCACCGATTTCAAGTGGCGGGGGTGTTATGACTAAGCCCCAAATGGTTAGAGAGGGAGCTCCCTAGCCACCAAGACCGCGAGCGCACTATACGACCCGGAGCCGCCACTGCATATTTTCGTCCGCGTGGTGGAATTGGTATACACGACGGACTTAAAATCCGTTGGCGAAAGCCTTGTGGGTTCGAGTCCCACCGCGGACATTTTAAATTTAGGGGAAGGTGATTACTCATGCGGCCGCATAAACTAAAAGTGGGCTAAATTAATAGGAGAAAATATGGAATCTGTTATTGTCACGGGTTATAAAGGAAATTTTATTAATCGAATGACAGATGATGAAATAATGAATTTACTTCATAGAGCTCTTGCTGAAGCCGGTTTTTCATGCAATGGATCCAATCTTCTTTTTCAAGCCGAACACACTCTTGATACTCTTGTGTGTGAAGTGAATCGCGAGTAATCAGAGGGGATAATAATGAGTAAAGGTGCTCGCAACAGACGGATCAAGATGTGGGTTGGTGGTAATAGACGATTAGCTCGTAAGTTACGTCGCGTGGTTGGCTGGAATGGTAAGATGCCCGGATACGGATTCAAATCCAAACAACCATTAAAAATACCCGATAGACCTTTAAAATCTAAATAGTATCGCGGGGGCGAAATGGCTTCGACTGTTTACTGAGATGCTACACTTGCAGCGGTATGAGTACACCCAAATACTCACCCAACATAAAAGCGAATGATAACGTATTCGCCTTGGGATCGGTTCAGGTTTCTGACCGGTCTCTTGCCTCTGCTGCGTAGGTAGAAACAGAAACGCAGTTGCATCACTCCTCGTAAAACGGTTTACTAGTTCCGTAAAAACTAGTTGGTGGTGGTTATCGACAGGTAGCCCCCCAAAGCTGCTAATGGAAAAAGTGTGGTAATGTAAGTAGGCAGGACCCGGGTTCGATTCCCGGCGCCTCCATTCATAAGGAGAAATATGTTAATAGCGATTATATTTATATCATTTGGTATTTTGATTCATGAATTAGGTCATTATACCACAGCCAAACTAAGAAGAAACGAAGCATATTTTCGCTTCCGCTGGAAACCATTTCCCTATCCTTGTTGTATTGCACCAAACTCGAGATTAATTGCTTTTGGTGGGCCTTTGGCTTCATTTCTATACGGAGCATCTATATTTCAAACACATAACTTTTGGATTCAATGCGCAGCAGTTGACTGCATACTATTTTCATTATTAATGCTTCTTCCATTACCACGGTTCGATGGAAAATATATTTGGGCCCGTAGCTCAGCTGGTTAGAGCAGCGGACTCATAATCCGTTTGTCCTTGGTTCGAATCCAAGCGGGCCCATAGGAGGAGTTATGCTTCCAGATAAAGATGTTCTAATTGATAAACTGGATATGAATTTCGTGCAAAATCTAATAACAGCTGTTAATGAGTCCAATCTTGATCAAAAGACCAAAGCAGAACTGCGAGCTACTCTAGATCGCTGGCAAAATGCTTTGACTCTAAGCAACGAAATTAGAGTTACGTTTTAATTATACAGTGGGGGTGTCTATTAATTTAGATACCCTTACTGTGTCAACATTTAGTTTATTTTTTGTTAGGAGAGATAATGGCACACAAACGAAGTGTGGGATTACTGCTTGATCCAGAAGTTATATCTGTACCACCACCTGAGCCCGCTGAACCGCCACCCGCTCGAGAAGTTATATTTGGCTGGGGTATAGCTTATAAAGTTGGTTCCGATATTCTGGCTGGAGAAACTATCACCGTAGACTTCAGTGGTATAGATGGCGTAACTGGATTGGCTGCAGCAGTGCAGGAATTTAAAGGATTGGACTTTGGCTCCGGTGGTCCGAGCGGTACACCATGGGAAGATCCGCCTTTTAATGGCTCGATGGCTTCGAGTGGAACTGTTGATGCGTCTCGAAACTTTCATGTTACATTAGATGTAATTGATGGTCATGATTTTAGAGCAGCTGGTTGGAAAGGTATGCAAGTTGCTAGCAAAAGATACCCCAATGCAATAGATTGGGCTGGTCAAGATCCATGGGTAGGAACTGAATATCATGCAGATGGTGGTCTAGGTGGTGAGGGAGGATTAGATCTCAATTCGCACCTGGGTTGGATGTTTGTTGATCAACCTAGTGGAATAACAGATATTAATCCTTACATAGAACTCGTTAATACTACAACTGGTGAAGATTATTGTTTTGGTTTATGCGATATATTAACCACAGGAACTGTTGAAGTAAATCCTGGTTTTGATTTTGAAGTTAGTTATGAATTTAATAAAGTTGATGTTATTCTCGATCACAACATCATCGCTCCTTCTGGTTTAGTAATCATGACTGCAATGATCGTTGATACTTCTATCTGGCCCGATACTGATGCAGGAAGATGGCCTGTTGTTAGTGATAGTACGCATAGCTCAGATAACTTCGCCAAAGGTCGTGTCTTAACTTCTTGTACCTTCGCTCCCTAAAGGAGTAAATATGAAACGTCCACTATGTCCCACATGTAAAACTCAACTCTCTACTGGAGCTTCAACAAATGGTCAATCAAAATTCTTCTGTATCAACCGAGGATGTGAGGACAGATTCAAAACAATTGGGGATCCGAGAAAAACAAGTAATGATAACAACTAAAAAAGAAATATCATCATTTCTTAAAAAGTGGACAAAAATTCTTGGTTTAACTGATTGGCGCATTAATATTGTTTATGAAAATTGTGAAGATGAAAAAAGTTATATGGAAATAGTTCGTTCGGTTGATTACAAAAGAGCGAAACTAGTTATTCCTTGGTGGGCAATTGGTGAAGAAGATCCTCCCAAAGATCTTTTAATACGACCGGATAAAAATTTTTGGGAAGAAAGTATAGTTCATGAACTTTTACATCTCGTCGTTACCCCTATGGCAGTAATTCTTAGAGATGATCTAGAATATCAATTACACAGAGATGTTTTTAGTTTAGCAGAAAAATCATTACGCCACGCAGAAGAGCGTGTTGTTGATAATTTATCAGTATCATTATGTAAAGCTTTCAAAAAGATAAAATAAATTAAAGGAAGAAGATGACGCATGAACTAGATCTAAAACCACACCAAAAACTAGCGCTGACTCAACTTGATAATGGAAAAATACTCTGGGGTGGAGTTGGTACAGGTAAATCTCGAGTAGCAGTTGCTTACTATTTAGAAACTTGTCCCCATCTGGATGTATTCGTGATCACTACTGCTAAGAAGCGAGATAGCTTAGATTGGGATAAAGAATTCGCTAACGTAGTGATTGGTAAAGAGCCGGATACCACAATTGGTGGAATGCTAACTGTGGATAGTTGGCAAGCAATCGATAAATATAAAGATATTGAGAATGCATTTTTTATCTTCGATGAACAAAGGTTGGTGGGAAATGGAGCCTGGGTTAAAGCATTTCTTAGAATCGCCAAAAACAATAATTGGATCATGCTCAGCGCAACTCCCGGTGATACCTGGCTTGATTACATACCGGTATTCATCGCTAATGGGTTCTACAAAAATCGAACGGCATTCAAACGAGAACATGTCGTTTATGCACCGCACACTAAGTTTCCCAAAGTAGATCGCTATCTGGGTGAAGGGCGTTTATTAAAACTACGTGCTCAGATCTTAGTTCCTATGCCCTATCCTAAACTAACAGTACGACATGATAAAACTATATATGTCAATCATAATCAAGACTTATTGAAACATATATTCAAAAATCGATGGCATATTTATGCAGATAGACCAATTAAAGACATAGCAGAACTTTTTCTGGTTATGCGTAGGGTGATAAATAGTGATCCGAGCCGTGTTAGAGCGATTAAGAAGCTGTTAGAGAGGCATCCTAAGCTGATCGTGTTCTATAACTTCGACTATGAATTAGAGTCTCTACGGGCCTTAGAACGCGTTACAACGGTAGCTGAGCTTAATGGTCACAAGCACGAAGATATCCCAGAAACAGATAGTTGGGTATATTTGGTTCAGTATGTAGCAGGCTCCGAAGCATGGAATTGTGTAGAAACCGATACAATTATCTTCTATAGTCTTACATATTCTTATAAAAATTGGGAACAAGGGCATGGAAGAATTGATCGAATGAACACCCCCTTTATTGATCTCTTCTATTACATCCTCAAAAGTAGGACTTTCGTCGATGAAGCTATCTGGGGAAGTCTGAAAATGAAGGAGAATTTCAACGCGAGTAAGTATGATTTAGACTCCATTTCATTGTAAATGGCTTAAACAAGCTATATTTGTTTTATTCATGATATCTAAATGCCAAGAAAATCAGTTCAAAAAGTATCTAGGATCACGCACCTAATATCTACTATATGTCATATAAGGTCTATATCCCTATTCCCACGTGCGATCCTTTAGATATTAACTAAAACACTACAGATACTTTTTGGTCAAGAAACCTTGGCAAATAGATATTATACACAAGATAATCTTTTAAAAATCCACCTCCGCAAAGCACCGCCCTTTCCCAAGAGCTTTTTAAGGAGAAAATATGATTGAACAGTTGATTTGTTGGTTTTTGGGTCATGTACCCGATAATCGTGTAATGGAAATTAGTTTAGAAGGTAATGATGATTTTTCTGTTTGTCAATGTTCTCGTTGTAAACACATCATTTCTTTTGATCCAGTTTATGGTTGGATAAAGTGGTGAAATGGATGAAATAGGAAGAGTCCACGAATTAGGTAAAGATTTTACTCTTACAGAATTCTTAGATGATGATGGATCTGTTATTGGTTATTTTGTTACTGGTCCATCGGCACCAGAATGCAAGTCAAGTTTTGAAGGAAGATGTGGTGGATTATGTGCAATTCGCCCTTACGAAAATCATGGTCACGCTTATTCTGTTTGGGAAGTTGAAGGAGAATGGCCCAATATTACTTTAAAACCTTCCGTTCAATGTAATTGTGGAGGCCAACATTCATTCGTTGTTAATGGAGTGTGGCAATGAAAGAAAATAGAAAAGATTTACGTGAACAAGTTAGAGATCAACGCAAAGAAGCAGAAGCTCGAGCTCGTGGTCGTGCTTTAATGGAATATCATCGAAAACTTGCATTAGAAACACAAAGGGTTGCTAAAGGGAAACTATGAAAGAACTATGGAGAGAGATTCCTGAGTTCCCAAATTATAGTGTGAGTAACTTTGGTAGAGTTCGCACTAACTGGACTGAAAGAATTTTGGTCACCTATGCAAATCAATCGGGTCTAGTTCAGGTTGGATTGATGAAAGATGGAAAACAGTATCATAGATCTGTGCCGTTACTAGTAGCCAAGGCTTTCATTCCACAACCTTCTGGTCCATTTGATACACCAATCAATTTGGATGGGGATCGTCATAATAGTCATATTGATAATCTAGCTTGGCGTCCTCGCTGGTTTGCAATTAAATTTAATCAACAGTTTAGAGAATTATATGAGAATCATATTGACGTGCCAATTGAAGATATAAAAACTGGAGAGGTTACTGAAAACTCTTTGGAATGTGCGAAGAGATATGGATTACTAGAACAAGAAATTGTTATGTCTATTTTAAATAACACGTATGTTTGGCCCACATATCAAAGATTCAAAATTTATGAAGCTTAATAAACATAAACTTATTAAATTACCAAAGGGTTGGCGTATTTCTATCTCAATTTATCGGTCAAAGTTATAAATAAGTGATTAGATATTATGTAGCGGTTAAATCGCACTCTATAATAGAAGGAGATAGATATCGCGTGTTATTTTTTTTGCGAAAGAAGGAAAAATGAATGAGGGAGCGTTCAAAACTAGGATAATCAATCGTTTAAAAGATATGTTTCCTGATTGTGAGATTATAAAACCCGATTCATCTTATAGTCAAGGTATTCCAGATTTGATTATTTTTTGGGGCCCTTATTGGGCATCTTTAGAATTCAAGAAATCTCGCAACGCAAGTAGACAAGCCAATCAAGAATATTATGTGCAGAGATTAGATAGCATGTCTTTTGCTGCATTTATTTATCCAGAAAATGAAGAGGAGGTTCTAGGTGCGTTGGAACAGGCATTTAAGCCTCCAAGGCGAACACGCGTTTCTAAGTCCTAGTCAGTATCATTGGATTCATTACACACCAAATAAACTAATTCAAAAATGGACTGCAGCTCAAGCAGCATCATATGGAACGATGCAACATGAGTATGCAATGCGAGAGATTAAAGAAGGTCGTATCTCAACGTTAGTCGGAACTGTGGGTCTTTATATTAATGATGCTATTGAATATAAGATGACCTGTGAACAAGTTCTTTATTACTCCGATAATTGCTTTGGTACTGCTGACACAATTTCTTTTCGACGTAAAAAACTTCGAATTCACGACTTGAAAACTGGGGTTGTTCCTGGATCAGTTCATCAACTCGAAATCTATGCAGCACTATTTTGTCTGGAGTATGAAGTTGATCCATTTGATATTTCAATTGAACTTCGTATCTATCAAGATGATGAAGTAGCTGTCTATGATGCGGATCCGGAGGATATTCAATTTATCATGGAACGAATTCAAGAATTTGACAAACTGCTTGATTACCGACGATTAGAGGAGGAATCGTGATTCGCACCGAAGAAGATCATCTCGCGCATTACGGGATCCTTCGCCGTTCGGGACGATATCCTTGGGGATCTGGCGGAACTGAGAATGTTCGTAATCGTAGTTTCCTTGATACTATTGAAAAGCATCGCAAGCAGGGAATGTCTGATACTGAAATTGCTAGAAGTTATGGCATAACGACCACTGATCTCAGAGCAGCTAAATCACGAGCTCTTGCTCAGCAAAGACAGGCCAGAATTCTTCAGACTCAGCGCATGTCAGATAAAGGCATGTCAAATCTTGCCATAGCTCGTCAACAGGGTCGTAATGAATCTTCGGTTCGTGCCGACCTTGTTCCGGGAGCTATTGATAAGGCTGATGCTATTCAGACAACAGCTAATATGTTGAAAGAGCATGTTGATAAAAAGACATACGTAGATGTTGGTAGAGGTGTGGATAGTCAAATTGGTGTTACACAAACTCGTCTACACACAGCATTGGCTTCTTTGCGAGAGCAGGGATATCAAGTTCATACAATTCAAGTTTTGCAGCTTGGAACTGGTAAATATACAACAACTAAGGTTTTGACAAAGCCTGGAATTACTAAAGCAGAAGTACAAAGAAATAGAGGGCAAATAAAAACCATTACAGATTTTTCTAAAGATAATGGTCGTAGCTTCTTTAAGACTCAGCCTCCTATCTCAATTAGTTCTAGACGAATTAAAGTTGTATCTGGAGAAGAGGGTGCTAAGGCAGATGGAGTTATATTTGTTCGTCCAGGGGCAAAAAATCTTAGTTTAGGTGCAGATCGTTATGGACAGGTCCGAATTCTTGTGGATGGTACTCATTACCTTAAAGGTATGGCTGTTCTTAAAGATGATCTTCCTGCTGGCACAGATCTTGTTTTTAATACCAAGAAGCCTAGTACTGGTAGAAAGAAAGATGCTTTAAAAGAGATTGAACCTGATCCAGAGCTTCCGTTTGGATCTATTGTTAGACAACTTCATGGTCCCGATGGTAAAGTTGCATCTGCGATTAATTTTGTGGGTAGTCCTACAAAAGAGGGTGCTGGAGCAGAAGGTAATTGGGATACTTGGTCAAGGAATCTCTCTGCTCAGATGTTGTCAAAACAAAGTCCCGATCTTGCAAAAACTCAGTTGAGTGTTACATTTCAGCGTCGTATCAGAGAACTAGATGAAATCAACACCCTTACAAATCCAACTGTTCGAAGAAAGCTTCTTTTAGGATTTGCTGATTCAACCGACTCTGCTGCCGTACATCTAAAGGCCGCGAGTTTACCAAGGCAATCGACTAAAGTTTTACTTCCACTCTCGACTATTAAACCTGGAGAAGTGTATGCTCGTGGTTTAAAGGATGGCGAACGTGTAGCTCTTATTCGTTATCCACATAGCGGTACTTTTGAGATTCCAGAATTGACTGTAAACAATCGTGTTTCCGAAGGTCGAAGATTATTGGGTCCAGCAAGAGATGCTATTGGTGTCCATCATTCAGTTGCTCAACGCTTGTCTGGTGCTGACTTCGATGGTGATACAGTTATTGTCATTCCCAATAATAAAGGGCTTGTTAAAAGTACTGCTGCTCTCGAGGGTTTAAAGAACTTTGATCCTATGATCTATAAGATTCCGAAAGATTCACCCATTCCTAGAATGAACAGTACACGTAAAGGTCAGGAAATGGGTAGTGTTTCAAATCTTATTACAGACATGACTCTTCATAGGGCGAATACAGAAGAGCTTGCTCGTGCCGTTCGACATTCAATGGTTGTTATTGATGCCGAAAAGCATGAGCTTGACTTCTTACAGTCTGAGAAGGACAATGGTATTCGTCAGTTGAAAGAGAAGTATCAAGGTGGGAAAAGAGCCGGAGCTTCTACGCTCATTAGTCGAAAAGAAGCAACCACCCGTATTCCGGAAAGAATAGAAAGGCCTGCTAGTAGAGGTGGTCCTATTGATCCCGTTACTGGTAAAAAAGTCTTTGAGGAGACGGGTCGAACAAGGCCTGAGTTTAAGAAAGGTGTGGCTACTGGTCGTCAAGTCTTAGTTACTAAACCACATCCACGTCTTGCAGTTACTGAGGATGCATTCTCATTGTCTTCGGGTACGGTCATGGAGACTATCTATGCTGAGCACTCTAATAAGTTAAAGGCTATGGCCAACTCAGCAAGGAAAGAAGCTCTTACACTTAAGGGTCTGCCTCAATCTAAGTCGGCAAGGAAGGTATATGCTAGCGAGGTTGCATCGCTTAATGCAAAGCTTAATCTTGCTAAGAAGAACGCCCCCCTAGAAAGACACGCCCAGCTCATAGCAAATGAGATGGTGGCCTTGAAGAGACAGGCCAATCCTGGTATGACAAAGGAAGAAGTAACTAAGATCAGTCAGTATTCATTGAACGAAGCAAGAGCACGCACTGGTGCACAGAAGACTAGGATTGACATTACGGATCGTGAATGGGAAGCGATTCAAGCTGGTGCACTCAGTAAGTCTAAGCTAGACGATATACTTAGTAATACAGATCTAGATCACATTAAGAAGTTAGCATTACCCAAGCATGTAGCTAAGCTTTCCAGTGTTGAACTTAGTCGTGCTAGAACAATGATAGATAGTGGTTATACAGAAGCCGAAGTTGCGGACTATTTGGGCATTGGTCTAACTAAGTTAAAGTTAGGATTAGAAAATGCCTGAACATATGCTAACAACAGTTGACAATCCATATGATCCATTCACTGAATGGGATGAATGGTATCAGTTTGATCAGAAGAAAGGTTATAATACTCCCGCCTTCCTAGCTAGAGTAACTAAGTTATCGCCTGATCTACCTGATGCCGAGCAGACGTTAGCTATTGAGCAAGCAATGGATGAGATTGTCGCAGAAAATGTTTCGGGAATGCACAAAAAAGTTTCTCGAGATGATTTTCAAATAGGGGGGGAGGGGGCCTCGTAATATATACCCCCTCTCTCAT